ATGTTTACAAATAAGAAATTAATTCGATTTGGTTTATCGTTGTTTGTATTTTTAGGGATAATTAATTTTACAATCAGCTATTTCCAAACATATCTTGAAACAGCAGCAGATATTAAATGGGTAATTCCAGAAATTTGGAAAACTATTTTGCTAGATGTTCCTCAAGGTATACTTGTTCTTTTAGGCGCAATTGCTTTATATGATTTCACAAAAGAGGCATCACAAAAAGACGCATCAATCTAAGTGTGTCTTTTTTAATTAACAATTTCATAGAGAGCTTTGCTGGAGAAATAGAATGAAAAGCCCTAATTAGGGCTTTTTTTGTTGGAATTTCTTAACCGTCATAAAAACTGGTCACTTGGAGGTGTTATAGCGAAAGCCACTTACAGTACAGAAAAATCTAAGCAGCAGACGGAAATATATAGGATATGGATCATAATTATTGAGAAATTAATTGAACTTAGTAAGTATGAAGATATGACGCTAGAATTCATATTTTTTAATTTTTATTTATCTCGCTATTTGCCGGACAGTAAGCCCCCCACCTCAAAATTCAGCGGAAGCAAAGAAGTTAGGTAGGGGATGAACAAAACCCCACTGATTAAATTTTCACTTTATAAAAATGAGCCCATAGTAAAAATAGGTATATGAACAAGGTGCATCATCTAGTGATAAGTCATACTTTGTTGGTGTACGTATTGAACTTAGTTTATAGCGCTATTTCTACTTAGATGTAACGAACAGGAATATAGGGAAGTATCGATGAGGTTGTATTTTATAAACGGAGGTTATGAAAATGAATCAGTTTCAACAAGAACTACAAGCGTTAAGCCTTAATGATTACCGGTCTGGAAATATTGTCTATTGGGACCAGCAAAACCAATATCCATATTACTATATTGAAGATGCTGCTCGTCGCTGTGGCGGTTGTGGTCGTTGTGGCGGTTGTGGTGGAGGGCGTTGTGGCGGCTTCCGTTGTGGTGGCTTCCGTTGTATTGGTTGCTTCGGTTGCGGAGGCTGTGGCGGTTGTGGCGGCTGTGGTGGTTGCTCTAACTGTTTTGATGGTTTTACTGATACTACCGGTACTATTGTAACGTATGAATATTGATAACATCTATCTTGCTAGTTGCGGGCAGTAACATCCCCCAAAAAATTCAGCGAGAGCAAAGAGAAGTTAGGTGGCGGACTGCCCATAAAAGCCCGATTGGTGAGAGCTGATTAAAGTTTCACTTTATCAATTAAAAAACATTAGTTATATGTACGTGCCGACAAAGAATATAGCCATTATTAATGGATATATTCAATCATTCAAGTGAAAGAGTAACAATAAGATATATAGATGTAATCAAGATGTGATGGATAAAGCAATGACTAGATTTAAAATCTAATCATTGTTTTTTTCTTATGGTTTTATCATTAAATATCTGTCTAGTTTGGGCATTGCTTCCTTCTAGCTAATGATTTTATTACAACCGTGTAAGGTTAATGTAATGTTAATCGATAGTAAAATAAGTTGCTTAAGTGTATTTTAAATAAGATTAAAAAGTACTGTTTATCTACAAAATAATAGGGTAAATACTATGTAATTAGGAAGTGTATGAATATGGTTGAACTAAAATCTATTTTCCATTCGTATAAACTAAAGAGAAAAATAGCTAAAGATTTATACGGAAAAAGAGATGAATTATCACTGTTATTAAATGAATTTAATAATATGAAATGTACAGTAACATCTGAAAAGAAGAAAAATAATATATTATCTCGTTTGCAACTAATTTATCAAAATATGAAATCGGATAAGCAGTACCCTCTAGCAGTTGCTTTTGATAGTAAATTATTGGAGCGATTAGAAAAAGAATCTGTACATACTATTGAGGATGGTGTAACATGTCTACATTTAATGTTAGATATGAATTATGAGAAGATAAAACAATATGGTTCGGGTACAAGTAGGTCATTCGTTCCATTATCGCAGTCTTCTATTTGTCTTGCTGATTGTATTTGTTTAACAGGATTTGTAGTAGGTTTACTAGGAACAATTTCATTTGGAGGATTACTGTTATCTATATGTTCAATTACATAACGCTTAATATTTGTAAAGAGAGCGCCGATTTAAGGTGTTCTTTTTTAGTTTTTTGTAAATTTTTTGTAAATGATAAGTACAATACATTATATAAATTGTATAATTTAAATGTATTAAAATATAAATATAATGAGGTGCTGTATATGATAATTACTTTTAATTGTTAAAAGAGTCGATTTGATAATGTTTTATTCAGATAAATAGTTTTTACTTTTCTTTTAAATACTTGATTTAAATGGATTAGATTAAGTAATTATTGTTCTAGCTTTTTGATAATCAAGACAACTGAAGAAAGGAAGGAATCATTTTATGAAAAAATTAAGGCTGCTAACATTTGAAAATATAGTCGAACCCCTTTTAAATGAAAAGGTATCATTTATATACTTTCCTATTGAATGGCTGGACATCGTAGAGATACATTATAAGACATTTTTATTAACGAGTAAGTTGAAACGTTTGAATGAAAGATTGTATGATATGTTTTCAGATATATTGTTTATTCAGCATAATCCGTACGTATTAAATGAAAATACACCATGGATTGTATCAAAAGAACCTATTAAACAAGAGCAGCTCGATTATATTTTTCAAAGTTGGTATGAGATTATTCATGATTGGAAGCCAAATAGATTAGTAGAACCACCAAAATATGAATGGCAATCCGATTTGATTTCTAATTTGCCAGTACTACATGATAATGAAACGTATTCTAAGTGGATACCCGCTTTAATCTCACATATTTTTTGTGAGCGTCCTATATATTTAGAAAATACAAATGAAGAAGAATTCTATTTTTCTCCTCTTAGATCACAAAATATTTGTGAGGCGATGTCAGAGCCGATAAAAGATGAAAAAACACAAGATTTTTTCTCCTATGTATATCGATTCCAATGCATAACCCGTGGTGGTGAGAACGCTCCATTATTAAATATTTCAATAGGGATTCGGAGATTTTATCAAGAATATAAGATGATAGGTCAAACAAACCTTGATATGACAACGTTTGTTTGACTTTTTTTGATAAAATGCAAACATTTTGCAAACATAGGTTATCCAAAGATACTTTTACCGAAGTTTTTAACTGCTTCTTCCTGCATATTCGGTAAAACATGAGAATAGACACTTAATGTCATTGAAATATCTGTATGACCTAATCGCTCACTGATGATTTTAGGGTTAACTCCTTGTTTCAATAGTAGAGTTGCGTGTGTATGTCTTAAATCATGGAATTTAATTTCTTTTATACCTACTTTGTGTGTCATTCTAATGAAACTTTTTCTGAAATGTGCTCTTTTTATTATTCTTCCAAACTCATTACAATTTATTAAATCTTGATCTAGATAAGCAGAACCAAACCTTAATTTCTCTTTATTGATTAAAATTTTATGTTTTTTTAAGGCTGCTATTGTTTCATTAGGTACAGGAATTGTGCGTTTTGATGAATTTGTTTTTGCGGTTTTTTTGATTTTATTGTCATGACCAGATGTTTGATTTATTGTAACAGTATGTTTTTCAAAATCAATGTCCTGCCATCGTAAACCTAGAACTTCTCCCAGACGCATACCTGTAGTTATTGCAAGTAGATACCCAATGTGATATCGTGATTCTTGTGAATGAGCTAAAAACTTTTTTACTTCTTCCTCTGTCCAAGTCTGGATAGGGGTTTTTTCTTTTTTAGGTATCTCAGCAAAATCTGCGGGATTTCGAGAAATAATATTTTGTTTTACGGCTAGGTTTAAAGCGCTCTTTAAAATTCTATGCATAAGCAGAATAGAATTGTTTGCAATCCCTTTATCTATCGCAGTCTTATAACATTTTTGAATGTGTATAACATTTAATTTATGGAGCGCAACCATTCCTATACTAGGTATAACATGTTGGTTGATAAATGCCTTATAGCCAGCAAAAGTACTCTTTTCTATGCTCATACTTTTAATTTCTAGCCAATGATTTAGGTAATCTTTTAGCGTAACTTTAGATGGCTCTATAAAAGTTCCTTCATTCAACTCTGTAATTTTCTTTGCTACATCGGCCTGTGCTTCTTTTTTTGTCTTATATCCAGAAAACCACTTCTGTCTTCTTTTTCCTGTCTCTGGATCAGGACCGATATCAATAACGATACAGTATTTATTTCCTCTTTTTCGAATATGTCCTTTCACTTAAAACACTCCTTCATTTGTTTTGAATCATGTTGTATAAGTCTGGTTGTAATTTTGCTGCTATGAAAATTACATGTTTGGACATATCAGCGATGGATATATTTTACCATATATGAACAGAATTGATTATTTAATATATTGGTTGTTTTTTACAAAAGTTAATTTTATAAAAGAATTTTGTATATTTAAGGAAATATTTTTATTTAGAATATTTTATTTGGAATAGTACATCTTATAGATATCATATTTTGTACAATTAATATTTTCTTAATTGAGAAATGATTTTTATTTGGAGTGAGATATATGGAGAGAAAAAAGAAATGGGAAGGGTTAAACTCTAAAAATCTATCTGCTAGTTCAATGGATTCGAGTTTAATAGGACCGACATTGCCACCGATTTCTTCATTTACTCTGCCAACGGGAATAAGTGGAGCAACAGGTCCGACAGGTCCAACGGGAGCAACTGGAATAACAGGCCCAACAGGTCCAACGGGGGCAACTGGAATAACAGGCCCAACAGGTCCAACGGGGGCAACTGGAATAACAGGCCCAACAGGTCCAACGGGAGCAACTGGAATAACAGGCCCAACAGGTCCAACGGGAGCAACTGGAATAACAGGCCCAACAGGTCCAACGGGGGTAACTGGAATAACAGGCCCGACAGGTCCAACGGGGGTAACCGGAATAACAGGCCCGACAGGTCCAACGGGAGTAACCGGAGTAACAGGTCCTTCAGGAGGCCCGGCAGGTCCAACAGGTCCAACAGGTCCTTCAGGAGGTCCAATAGGTCCAACGGGAGCAACTGGAACAACAGGCGCAACAGGTCCAACGGGGGCAACTGGAACAACAGGCGCAACAGGTCCAACGGGGGCAACTGGAACAACAGGTCCAACGGGGGCAACTGGAACAATAGGCGCAACAGGTCCAACGGGAGCAACTGGAATAACAGGCGCAACAGGTCCAACGGGGGCAACTGGAATAACAGGCGCAACAGGTCCAACAGGAGCAACAGGAGCAACTGGAATAACAGGTCCAACAGGTCCAACGGGATTTGAATCTGCATTCAGAGCTTTCAAATCTATTGATCAGTCCGTTACTGCTAATACACTGTCTATAGTAACATTTGAAACTACACAATTTGATTTAAATGGTGAATATGATGGTGTATCAACATTTATACCGCAACAAGATGGAGTATATTTAATTATTACTACTATAATTTTTAGTCCTACTGATGATACTCTAAATTATGTGACGGAAGTATTTATAACAGTTAACAGTGCTTTAATAGCAGGAGATGATAGCTTTTTTGGTGGAAATACTGGGCTTTTAAATGCGGTAACAGTTTCTACCATTGTACAATTGAATGCAGGGGATATGGTGCAAGTTCAAGCCGGTAGTACTATAGATGGCGTTATTGCATCTCCGCTTCTTACAAATTTTCAAGCTGCGAGGTTTCCATCACCAATTCCTAATACACTTTTCTTGTTTAATAATTTATCTGCAGATTGGAGTGAAAGGCCGTTTAATAGAAAAATATAATTATGTTCATTTTAAAAATAGCGTGAAGAAAATGATGAATTTAAATTAAATTTTGTCTATTAAGAATAAGAAAAGCCACTTAGATGAGTGGCTTTTCTTATTCTTAAATTATGGGATATACATATAAAATTTAAATTAAAAGAAAAATATAATCAGTGTGGTTACAACGAAAAGGGTTATCAAATGCAATATTGCATAATTTATTTGAAAGGGTAAAAAACTAGGTGTTTATAACTATATTTAACTTTCTCAAGTTTTTTCAGAATATGCGAGAATAGCTGTTTGGGTTATTTGTGATAGAATATTCTTAATAATATAATTTGATGGAACGAAAAAGACCCATAGCGTGTGTAATTGTGCTGGGAACACTTTTACACCGTTTGCCCTAATTGTAGTAGGGAAAACATTTGCCATGAGCCTTTCAGTTACGACTATACGTAACATATACGGCTAGTATAACACAACTTTTAGATGTAATTCATCATTGAGGTGCGTTTTCATGATAGGGAAGTGTGTCTTGTTCCAATAAGGGGGACAAAACATGTGGAAAGCTCTAAATCAAATTGAAAAAGAGTTATGTGCAGCTGGAATAAGGAAAAATAAACTAGCAGATTATTGGGGAGTTAAGCCTAGTACTGTTACAAAAATTTTTAAAGGTAACACAGACATGAGTTTTGGCTTTCTTTCCAAGACCATCATCCTATTAAACAAAGGCATACAGGTTCAAGAAAATTTATTAACAGATTATATACATATAACGAAACCAAAATCAGAAAACTTACGTGAGGCAATGGAGGATTTAGCTTTAAGAGGAAAGTTAAATCTATTAATTAATATTATAAATAGTGAATCACAATCAAAGGTAGCAGAAAATAGAGAATTCGCTAATGTGTATCGTATTATATATAGACGATATATAGGTGAAATTGATGCTGCACAGTATCATAAGGCATTAAGCTTGGAAAGTAAATCAATAAAAACTTCAGAGATGGAGGTGTTAATTGAAATTTTATTATGCCAAGCGCAATATCAATCTGGTAACTTTACTTCTTTAAATGAGCGATTAAAATCTCTTGAAATGAAAATAAATACAATTAGTAATAGGTACATTCGAGAATGTTATAAATTACGATATAAAGAAGCCGTTGCCGTTACTTCGTTGCAGGGGGGTGAAGTCATTGAAGCAAGGCATGTTAGTAAGGAACTATTAGATGATCTTGAATGGGATAACTTTTTTTCTTTTCCAAAAGTAAATGCATATTTAAAGTTAGGAGAATCGTATGTTTTTTCAGCGAATGAATATGAAAGGGCGAAATATTATTTGGAAAAGACCTTAGAAGTGATAGGGGATAGTAAGACTAATGGAATTGAGAGAAAAAGAAAAATGGTGCAACATACATTATCATTTCTAAAGATTCATCATGATAAAGAAATTAGTAGCTTAGATGTTGTTCATTCAGGTGAACTAGCATATTTAAGGATTAAACAAGGTAAGAAGATGGAAGCGAGAAAACTTTTGAATCAATTAAAAGAGAAGAATGGAAGATTAACAGACATACAGACTGCATATTTAGGTTTAACATATGAAGGTATTAAAAAAGAAGAGTTAATGAAACGATCTCTTTTGATGTGTCAAAAATCAGGTAATATATTTTATTCGAATTTACCAAAAATACACTTGGGTTTAATTTGAATAATTGGTATAATTGTCTTTGGAAAGAGGTGAAATAATGAAAAAAATAATTACAATCCTTCCTGCACTATTAATAGCTGCTACATTATTCATTAACACTGATTCTATTAAAGAAAAACCTAGTACAAATGATTTAAAACCTACAGTCCAACACATGATGGTTGATCCTGGTGGCGGTTGGTAAAATACATAATAAAGGTTTATATATATTACAAATGGCATCGTCTTAATTGACGGTGTCATTTGTAGTTTTAGGAGAAATTTCTTTTTTTGCTAAAAGAAGAAAAAAGAAATTTTTGTAAAAAAAATACAAAAATACAAAGAGGGAGATTGTAGAAGATGAAGAGCAAAGAAGGGGAAGTCAATCTAATTAAACAAGCTTTATTACTTTTAAAAGAAGAGGATAATCCGAAAGAGAAATTATTTTCTATCTGTTTGAGTGAACCAAAAAAAGAAAAAGTTATGTAAAAAAGACTATCTAACTTTTTTGGATAGTCTTTTTACACTACATATTTCCTTTAGATTTCTCGTAGTTCACAAACATCTCTAATTGTTCTAATGCTTTTTTTCGTTGTTCTTCAGGTAAGTCATTAATGATCTGAAGAATTTCGTGTGCTTCTTTTGTTAACTGTATATCCTCACCGGCTGTTAAATCTGGTGAATCAGATAAATCTAACAAATAATCCGTTGTTACTTTTAAATAATTTGCTATCTTCTGAAGTGTACGTGTACCGGGTGCTTTTTTCCCCTCGACATAATTATAAACAGAAACATGACTAACACCAATTGCATCAGCTAACTGTTGTTGGGTGATGCTCTTCTTTTCAATTAATGATTTCAATTTCTTATGACTAAACATAATAAAAAACACCCCAAGTTTATTTTATATGAAATTATTGTTTCTTAATTACTATTATGGTGTCACACTGTCATTATATATTAACTATCAGTTAAGTGGAAAGGTAATTTTTTTGAAAAAAGATTTGGGAAACACTTGAACTTAACCTTAAGTTAAGTTATTATGTAATTAACAACAAAAACGGAAGAGAGGAGTTGTTTATGAAAACTCTAAAGCAGCTACGTGTAGAGCAGGGGTATACATGTAGGGAAGTAGCTGAAGCCGTGGGTATTACTGAAGTTTATTATTGGTATATAGAAAACGGGAAGCGTCGACCTTATTATGATTTAATTGTGAAAATTGCTGAGTTTTTTAAAGTGAAGCTAGATGCAATTAAAATTTTTTGTTCATAACTTAACCTAAAGTTAAGTTATGGTTAGTTAAGTAAATCAGAAAGGAGCAAAACAAAATGGGATTAGATCAAATCATTAAAGAGTCAATCCGCGAAGTTGTTCGCGAAGAAATTCAAGCAGCTTTAGCTTCATTCCAACAACAATCACAACCAAACAAAGTAATGCGAGTGAAGGAGGCAGCAGCTTTCTTAAACATAGCGGTTTGTAGAATGTATGAATTAGCAAATCATCCTAAGTTTCCAGTAATAAGAGAAGGGCGTAAACTACTTTTTTTACAAAAGGATTTAGAAGCCTGGCTTGAAGCACAAAAGGAGGTGATTTAGTGGAAGATACAACATCATTAGCTATATTAGCGATATTAATTGCATGTGGTTCATTTTTATTTTACATAACTTATGAGCCGATAAAACAATGGGCTTGGAGTGATGTGAAGCAAAGTAAAAAGACCCATGGGAGTGGGTCCTTTTCAAAAAACAAGTTGTTATAAGTATACCACGGAAAGTAGGGAAATAGCACATTGGTTTTATGGAAAGGAGTGAAAGCTATGAACAACAAGGTATTACAAATAGGGCAAATAAATTTTCGTGGAAATGTTATAGATCATGGATGGTTTAAAACACTTACATTAGGTAATGGTAAACCTAATATTGTTGCAATTACTATTTTAGGAGAAATTGTTTATTGGTATAAACCTACTGAAGTAAGAAGTGAAGAATCTAGTCAAGTTCATTATAAACAAAAGTTTCAGGCAGACACGCTTCAAAAGAGTTATCAACAATTAGCAGATTCATTTGGATTTACAAAAAGACAAGTAAAAGAAGCATGTGACTTTCTGAAAGAACGTGGACTTATAAAAATTGAATTTAGGACGATTCTTGTTAACGGAACTAGGTGTAATAACGTTATGTATGTTGAACCTGTACCTGAAATGATCCAAAAAATATCTATTATGTATTGGGGAAATGGTAACCCTCCTACACTGAAAAGTAATAGTCCTATTACTTTAGAAAGCAAGAGTGTCTTACATTCTAAAGCAATACCCTCCTACGATAAAACGGAAGAGTCTCTTACACTAGAACGTAAGACAAATACAGAGATTACTACAAATATTACTACAAAGATAAATGATGATGATGCTACTTCATCTCAGAAATTAATTGATCAAGAATTTAAAACTAGTTACAACTTTTTACTTGAAAAGGGGATTCCGTTAAGTGAAATTGCAATTCAAGAATTAGGTGAGTTTTGCGATAGATTCGGTAATGAATTAGTTATTCACGCTGTTAATAAAGCGATTGATGAAAATGTGCCAAAGTGGAGATATATTCGCAGTATTTTAAGTAGTTGGGAAAAGGAAAAAGTAAAAACATTAAACGATGTTGCTGCTTTAGATACTCGATTTGAAATGAGTAAGAAAAACAACAAACGTACTGGTAAAGGTTATTCCAAACGAACGGAAGTTGTACCAGATTGGTTACGCAAACAAGAAGAACAAGAGCCAATACAGCAGCCACACCAAACACCAAACGAGAACCTCGAGGATAATAAGAAACGTTTGGATGAGATTCTAAATAAATATAAAAATACTAAAGGAGAGTAAGGTATGAAAAACACAGGTGTTGCAAGAAAAGTGGACGAGCTAGGTCGTGTAGTAATTCCAGTAGAGTTACGCAGAACGTTAGGGATTGCCGAAGGAACGGCACTAGATTTTTATGTCGAGGGTGAAAACATTGTTTTAAAAAAATATGAAAACTCATGCTTAGTAACGGGTGAAGTTTCTGAAACCAACATAGAGTTGCTAGGTGGCCGAATGTTTTTAAGCAAGGAAGGGGCAATTGAATTACTGTATCTTATTCAGAAGAGTGGGATGGCACATGCCTAAGCAACTAAATATTTTCGATGTAGAGCCAGCAATTTGTGAGTTCGATGTAATGAAAGCCAATGTTAAGAAAGGAAATGGACGCGTTACATATGCAGATGTACGTGTCCAAGTTCCAAACAATGCAAAGGGTACGGATGAATTACCACCCACAACTAAACAAGATGATCGCTATGACATCTTTGAACAATATGTAATGGCAATATGGAGATTTCAAAGGGCTGTAGATAAGTTTTTCAATTGGGATACAGCTGAAGAATTGTGTAAGGCAGCAAGGGATAAAAAAGAAATAATTCCGGTAAGGGTTTATTTAGGAAGTGGATTTAAACCTGATGTTGTCGAGTACATGCGGTAGTAAAAGGGAGAGGGACATATGAAAAAAATAGAAATTGATGTTAGTAGTAACAAACTTTTAATAGTGAAGGACGGAAATGTCACAGCGGTAAATCCACCAATGAGCGGATTTGGTGAGCAAGTTGCGGTTTGGATAAACGGTAAAGTTGATCGTGTGGATACTAAGTTTACTGAAAAGATAAAATAATCATTTTTAGAAAGTAGGTTCGCTTATGAGTGTAGCAAGAAATCATGAAGCGATGAAGGAATCACGTTTGAAAATATACATTGCTTTAGAAGAAGCTAACTTCATTTGGGATGAAAGAGATGTAATTCGTTTTCGTGAAATGTGGAATCAAGGTATGAGTTTACCAGAAATGGCGGAAGCACTAAGGAGACATCATGCTGAGGTTGCGCTCCTTGTAATAGATCAGGCTGATAAGTATTTAATTGAAAATCGTCCGATAGGATTAGGAATTTGCTAAATAGGAAGGGGAAAGCAAAATGAATTTAACTAAAATATTCGGAATGCAAAAGGTGTTAGATACAAGAATCATTAAGGAGCATGGATTAGAAGGGCAAAATTTATTTTACAATATGATTCTTGCATTACAGGTTGAAATTGGAGAACTTGCAAATGAAACAAGATGCTTTAAGCATTGGAGCAATAAAGGACCTAGTGAAAAAGAAGTTATTTTAATGGAGTATGTAGATGGATTTCATTTTATATCTTCATTAGGGAATGGCATCGGATTTAATCCTAATGAATATAGCCTGAAGTTATTAGAGCATAATGCAAACGTCTATACCGCAAGTACGCTAGTAAATCAATTTAACAATGTATATGAAGCTGTATCGGGATTTCGTGCGACTCAAGACATTGAGCTTTATGAGGAATTATTGTACTCGTTCTTAGGTTTAGGTAAGAAATTAGGAATCACATTTGAAGAGATTGAGCAAGGTTATTACAAAAAGAATGAAGTGAACCACCAGCGCCAAGATAACGGATATTAAGACCAAATTTGAATTTTGTAGAAAAAGAGCACTATTAGAATAGTGCCCAACTTCAATTCGCAGGAGTATTATGAGGAAACTTAAGTAGGTGGCTTAAGTTTCTCTATAATAATTATGAATCTATGATTATAAAAATGCCTATATTTTAGAGGGGAGTTAGGGAGTATTTGTATACCGTGAAATCCTTTTTGAAAATATCTTCAACTAATTGAATAGTTTCGAAGTCATAAAAACTTTCATATGTTGGGAGTCGTGGGAATAGAGGATCAGTAATATCAGCATCTACATAGTTACCTTTAAAAATGGTGATCCCACTTTGATGATGCCATGACTTAGTTAATATATCTAATGGGGACTTCTTTAAGTCGTATATATTCTCTAAATTTGAGATTTCAGAAGAGAAATTTTCAAGGTGAATATAGTTTGTAACAAACTTTTCTTCATCTTGGACATATTGTTGCACATAGTGGGGGTTCACATCATGTAAATTATTCATATGTGCTTTTAAGTAATATAAAAAAAGTTTAAAGGAGATTTTTTATTACAGTTTTTATCATGATATAAAAACTGTCTAATTGGCTGCCATTCGGGATGTTCAATATTTGGTGGAGGAATTAGTGAGAGAAATGAACTTACTGCCCTTTTATAGGGATTTCTTACAAGTTTATATGTTGGTTTTTCATTTGTGGATAATGCATTAGCAAGTCCAGTAAAGTAGTATACTGAATTTTTGTAAATGTCGAACTCATAATTATGGGGAATTCTTGATGAAAATGGGGTCCTCGGGCGTATTTCATAATGAAGTCATAAATATTTGAGTTAGTCATATGTTACCTCCCATCATATTCTAGAAATCTCATCTTTGTATACGGTATGGAGAAAATTCTATATATATGATAAAAGGCTTGCAGGGCTATCAATTACTTTATAAAAGCGTTATTTAATCAAAAAGAGCACCATTTGCCCTAAAGGTGCTCTTTGACCAAGAACTATATTTTGTATTTTTATAGTTCGTATAAGTATATGTTATTGCTAATAAATAGTGCGACAAAAGAAATTCATACTGTACAAATCTAATTGTGGGTTAAGGAAAGAATATCACATACCAAAGTGATAATAATGCAATCCACCCAACAGTAAGGGCTATGTATTTTAAAATCCTCATAAATGCTCCTTTTAAATATAGGGTGCACCAAGCTAGAGAATGTTATTAATTTTTAAACAAAATTCTTATTGTATGAGAAAAATAAAAGAACCCGTTTGTTATAAACGGATTCTTCCCACAAGGTGTGCAAGAAATTCAAGGTAACTGGACCAGAGCAACCTGTGGAATTCCTTGTGATAATATTGTATGCCAAAGAATCAGTAAGGTTAATGAAATCTAAACAAAATCTTATTTTAAAGCTAAAGAATGCCTTGTAGAGCGTTACTTATGCCTAATTATAAATGGTTATGTTCGATCTTAGATTTCTTGCTTGGAGGAATAAAATGCTCTGAAACAAAGTTTAGATAAATAATACAGCTAATTATGGCAATATAAAACACCACACAAAAGAAGATTAAAATGTATTTTAATGTCTTGTTCATATTAGTACCGTTCTAAAAGAGGAGTATTTGGATTTTAATATGGTATGTAAAAAAGGTGCATTTATACAAGGGACAGGAAGCTAGCGCAAGTAAAACAAAATCCTTATTTAACAACAAATAAAAAGAGTGCATTTTATATGCACCCTTAGTAAGGTAGGTGAATGTTTCATGAGATATAGAAAATCTAAAAAATCGTAATCAGATTTTCACGAGTAAATTTTTAATATTGTATGCCTTACATGGAATTATGGAGCCTGTCATTAAATAATAAAGAGCGCCTGGAGAGAAAGGCGCTCTGACTAAAACTAATGTTGAAAAAGAATACCCATAATATTGTATGTATGTTTTTGATTTAGGTGCGAGATTAAATAAAATCTTTATTTGAAATAAAAAAATGCCCTAGAGAACTAGGGCCAAGATTGAAGTATCATCTTTAAAGTGAAAGTAAAAAGAATGATATGAGGTCATTTTAACATGAATCTTTAAATCAAGATATTAATAAAATCGTATTTGAATAGGAAAATACAGCTGAAATGATAAGTATATCTACTGAACATTTCAGCTGGTATTCAATGTTTTAGAAACCAATTTTTTTAAACATCTTAGTATATGTAATTACAAGTACAGCTTGTACAATTACGAATAGTGAACCCATGAACATTTTGTGGTTGTGATCTAATGCAGCGAATATTGCCATAGATATTCCAATTAAGATAAAAAGTACACTTAGGAAAGGCGTGATTTTCATTAACACATTAAGTCTTTTATTCATATACGGACCTCCTGTTTTCAATAGATTTAAGTATTAAACGAACTTATAAATATATTTTACTATATTTTTGTTTTTGGATATACAGGGACATATATAAGTACAGTGGAAATTTGAACAAAAACGCTATTTGATAATAAAAATTAAAAGTGAAAAGAGCACTATGAATAAGTGCCCTTTCCAAGAGTGAGTATAAATACCTATCATTCTATACTAGTATATGCTGATAGATATAAATTGTGAAAAAATTGAAAAAACCTTATTTGATAAAGATATAACTAAGTTACAATAAATTCTACGATAATTGGAGTTGCTCCATCAAGTACATCTCCACCAGGAATGGTAATAGAAGAAGGGCCAACAGTGATAGTTGAGGTATCAGCTGTTTGGAGAACGCCATTAATATAGAGGTTGTAGTAAGAATATGAAGCTGGAAATGCTGTATTGGTCCCTATATCATTTGTAAAAGCTGTTGCAGCAATTGCAAATGTAGCACCAGTACCTGTCCCAGAGCTTGCTAAGCCGGTGAATTTTCTACCAGCCACAAAAGGTTTAACGATAGCCATTGAAATTCGCTCCTTTCTAAAATTAACTCGAACAAACTTTTAGAAAGCTTGGTCCTGTATTATATTTTATGGTTTACTTTTCAAAAAGAAACGGCTTATATATTAGCGTATTAGTACAATTTTTATCATTTGTATATAACATTATTAGGGTTTTGAGGATGCGTTTCGTGTTATTAGGAAGAGATAATTAGGGGGATTTTGAATAAAAATTTCATTTTGTAACAAATAAAAAGAGCACTTACAGGAGTGCTCTTTAAGATAAGAGGTAACACTTTGAGATGGATACTTAGGTTAAGGGTATATGGCGTAGAAGAGAAATAAGACCTGAAATTTATAATTAACTTAATACAAAAAAGCAGTTAACAAGCGTTAACTGCTCCGTCCTCAGAGAAAGAGGAAAAGAACATTACAGAGGTCACTGTCAATTCAGGCTGTATCAGCCTATTTATAGTATTGGACATACTTTAGAATTTTATTCGGACAGACAAACTCAAAAAAGGCAGCTAGCAAAAGCTAACTGCTCAATAGTTTCATATTTTACGCAGGGGTGAAATAGTGAATCTAATGAAGTATAACTTATATAAAGGTGAAAATCATTCGTATGTTGATCATAAAGGGATACGTTCAATATATGGGCGCATATGGTGATTTCTAATATGAAAAGAGAGCCAGGGGCCCCTCTTTAATAGTTATTGGATTCGCTATAAAAACGAAAAGCTTCAGATATATTAATGCATTAAAAATTTTGTGAACATGAAGTGCAAGGTCCACCAGTAGGTTGGAATACAACATTATCAACAAAAGCTGTTGCGCCTTCTCCACCCGTAGCTAAGTTTTGGAAACTAATACATGCTGTAGTTACATCAGCAGGTATACACACAACAAGGGTATAATGTTGGAAGCCAGCTTGTTGTTGATTTGAAACAGGTACAATGTGCGGAATGTTTAATGGTCCAAGTGTTGTAGGATTAGGAGGACATCCTTGACCAAGTTCTGGAAACGATACAGAAGCAACAAGGAGTGCTCCGTCTCTTATATCCCCAGCAAAAGAAAGGGTAAAGCAACAACCTTCGCCCACATCAACAGATTGGGTCATAATTCCTCCAGGTCCAATAGAAACAGCTAAAGCACTCAAGGTTCCATTTGGAAGAAAACGACCGCTGTGCGCATTTGGAAATCCTACTTCTGAAACATTTCCCGTTACAATCCATCCTGGAACTGGAGTCCCTGGTGTTGCAGGTTCATCAAATCCAGGGTTATCAAGAACATTCGTACATGGGCAACATGCCGTAGCAGCTGGTCCCGTAGGTCCTGTAACTCCTGTAGCCCCAGTAGGTCCAGTCGGCCCAGTAGGTCCAGTCGGCCCAGTAGGTCCAGTCGGCCCAGTAGGTCCAGTCGGCCCAGTAGGTCCAGTCGGCCCGGTTGGTCCAGTCGGCCCAGTAGGTCCAGTCGGCCCGGTTGGTCCAACTTGAGGTGGGGGTACAGGGGGGAGAAAACACTCACATGGAATATGAAATTTCTTTTTAAATTCACTCATTTTTACACCATCCTTATCATTCACCCACTTACACACTACAACTTATGAATTGGTTAACAAACAAGTATAAGAAAAAGGCCCTTGAAAATTAAAATAAATAAAAAAATAAGCCCTTATGTCACAAATATAAACCCATTCCATAATATATAAGGAACATGGGTTCACTTCAAAAAGCTTTTAATATATATATAAGGGAGTCCGTTTCCTAAATAATATTGTTGAACCTGTTGCTCCTGTTGGTAAAGTGAATGACGAAGAATAGATAGGAGAGTTGAATCGATTAAACTTGATTCAACAGCAACTCCATGTAAAACAATATTTTCTTCATTCATACCTTTATCTTCTATGATTGCTCGCCATAGGAGGTAAAGGTTGCAAAAAGCAAATCACGAAGTTGGAATGTAATTATATGGAAGTGCAAAGGTTGTTAAGGGGGATTAAAGAATGTATCGAAGTGGACAAGCAGTTTTATTTTATAAATTAAATAAAAATTTCATTTTATATTAATTCGGAACACAAAAAGATCACTTAGTAAAGTGCTCTTGTGACGAGCCTCATTTTATAACGACTATTTTATAAAGAAAGGAACTCAAAATATTATATGTAAGTCTAGTTAATTGAGTGCTTTTTACAAATAAAGAGCAGCTAGCAAAAGCTAACTGCTCGGCCCAAGGCAATGGGTGTAGAGTAATGAAAAAGAATACTTTTCCTTTAATACAAAATCATATTTTGATTCTCGATAATATATGAGTATTAAGACAAAAACGTGCAATTAAAAGAGCAGCTAGCAAAAGCTAACTGCTCGGCTGGTTCTCCAAGGGGGAACTAGGAGAAAGTAACTTAATGGGTTGTCTACAGTATTGACCGAATGTTGATTTTTATTCAGGAGGTAGAGGGAAATGAATTTGAACTTACACGATGCAAAATTTTTTATAGAAACACCTGATGGAGAAAGTGTGGAAATAAGGGGCAGTGTTGATTGGGCTGATGTTCCTTCTGGTGAAACGAATGAATCTGGTTTTGATTTTAGTAGAGAAATAAGTGTGCCGTGCACTTTTGAAGAACCACAAAATATAAAAGAGTTAAAAGAAGTAGGTTTCACAGAAAGACAAGCCTGGAATATTCATTTTTGTAAAGGCGAAAGTTGGAAAGAAAACTCAACAAAATAATCCTTTTGTTTATAGAAAAACAAGCTACTACATTACATTGATTGGAAATCTTTTCTAAGGTATTCTTAAGAGGCTGGGAATAGTAAGAATATCTTCGAGAGGAAAGGGATTAATTTATGTTAGGAAATTGGTTGGATAAATTAAAAGAACCTAAATGTATACATAGATATAAACTTATTAAAAGTCAAGACAGTGAAAATTTTAAAACCGGTAAGATGGGGATAGTTAGTTATTATAAATGTGAAAAGTGTGGGAAAGAGAAGGAAGTAAGCAAATATACTAATGATGTTAATAGTGACTATTGGGATATTTAAAATAAAAAGCGAATAAAGTCCGGCTAGAAAACTAGAGGGCACCAATTCATTAAAGCAGCAATAAAAGCTGTTTTAGGGATAGGTGTCCTTTTTATTTTGAAAAGGGAGATGGGGAAATGAAGGCGTTAAAGAATCAGTCACGTGGATGGAAAAAGCAATCTAAGCAAGGAAAGGAGAAAAATAAGAAAAAATCAAAAGAGAAATTAAGTACTCGTGAAATTGAGGATTTAATGGGGATACATAGACCTTGCTATAAACGAAGACGTGGAGCAATAAGACAAAAGTAATTTAAAAATAAAAAGGAGTGGTCTTACATGACTAAACAATTATCTTTCTTACCAAAAATCGATAGAACGGCGACACAAGAGGAATTAGAAGGTGTGTTGGAAAGCATACGTATACATAGACAATTTGGGATGATGCGTAAAGAAATGAAAGTCACTCCTTCTTATGAAATACGTGAGCATGGTCCTACACATACAGTTGGAAAACCATTAGAAGATGTTGCTATAGTAAATATTCAACAAAGCAAAAGAGAAGAGTGGCTTGAAAAAATGTCATTACGTATTGATCAGTTTCTAAATCGATTAGGAAACGGACGTGCAGGAAGTATTCAAAGAGATATTATTTATAAACGTTATTTAGAAGAAGAGGATGTGTGTGACTACATGGTTTATAACGAGATAGGGATGTCAGAGCGCACTTATCGACGTTGGAAGTCTAAAGCGTTTTATAAACTTGCTTTTGCACTAGGATTAGAAGTTTATGAGACAGAAGAAACTGGAGGTAATAAATAATGAATTTTGTTCAACCGATACGTGATCCAGAGCAAATACAACAAATTAAAGAATATCTAAAAGAAAAGAATGAACGCAATTATATTTTGTTTGTAATGGGAATTAATACTGGTCTACGTATTAGTGATATTTTAAAACTGAAGGTTGGAGATTTAAATGGCAGCCATATATCAATGCGTGAAATGAAGACAGGTAAGCAGAAACGTATTCAGATTACTGCAGCATTAAGAAGAGAGTTAAAGTGGTACATTGAAGATATGGAAGACTATGAGTATTTAATTAAGAGCAGACAAGGAAAGAATCGACCAATCGGAAGAAGCATGGCATATAAAATACTTAGTACCACAGCAGCAAAGTTTGGTTTAGAAGAGATTGGGACACATACATTACGTAAGACATTTGGATATCATATGTACATGCAGACAAAGAACATAGCTTTGCTGATGGAGATATTCAATCATTCAAGTGAACGAGTAACGTTAAGGTATATAGGAGTAAACCAAGATGCAATGGATAAAGCAATGACTAGGTTTAAAATCTAATCATTGCTTTTTTTGTTCAAGGATAGCAACACATGCTTATCGACTTAAGAACAGAAATTTACGCTTGAACATAAAATCAAATTTAGATGAGCAAAGCTATTTCAAGTGAATAGAATCCACTCTTTAAGAATACATAAAAAATATATATACAAGCGTAGTCTAATCAATACATCATTGGCGAAAGTAGAATTCTATAAATTTTGGAGGAAGAGATATGCAAAAAAAGGTTCTCCTGTTTACAGATTTAGGGATTGATGATGCGTTTGCTATACTCTACACCTTTTTTCGTAAAGACATTCAACTTGTAGGAATCGTGGCCGATTATGGAAATGTATCAAGAGAAAATGTAATAAGAAATATTAACTATTTAAAGTACATTGCGGGAAGAGAAGAAATACCTGTATTCCTTGGTGCTTCTGTACCGTTGACAGGTATATTGACTCAGTATTTCCCTGAGGTACATGGAAAAGTTGGATTAGGACCTATTATTCCACCTGAAATTTCATATCCAGTTTATCCTTTAAATGATATTTATCAAATTATAGAATCGAATTTAGAAGAACTTACAATTATTAATTTAGGAAGACTTTCTTCGCTAGCTACAACTTTTGTATTGAATTTAGAAACAATGCGAAATGTAAGAGAATGCATTTGCATGGGGGGAGCTTTTTTCTATCCAGGTAACGTAACTGCTGTGGCTGAAGCTAATTTTCACGCAGACCCTTATGCAGCAAACTTAATTCTGCAACATGCAAAGAACTTGACAATTATCCCTTTAAATGTGACCCAACATGCGATTGTTACAACCGAAATGGTCGAGCAAATCGATGCATTTCATCGGAATACACAGGATCTTGCAGGACTCATCATTAAACCTATGTTAGATTATTATTATAATTTTTACTCCAAGTCTAATCCAGGTATAAGTGGAAGTCCTATGCATGATTTTGTAACAGTGTGGTATTTGCTAAATAGAGAGGCTGTTAGCCTTTCGAGAGTACCCATTAAAGTAATTCCTGATCAAGGGGAAGGGTTTGGTCAAAGCATTGCAGACTTTCGTTTTGTTACTAATCCAGGTTATAAAACGCATAATGTAGCTTTTCAGTTTGATTATGAAAGATTCAGGAAGGATATTATGGAAACGTTCTTAAAGAAGAGAGTGTAAAAGACTTTATTAACTTCAGATAATACGGATTATATGAATGAAATATCACTGCACTTCACGTACAAGAATTCGACTTTTTTAGGTTAAAATTCGTCTAACATACATAGCTTCCGAAATGTTGGCTGTACCCTATCGCTATCAAGCTAACAGAATAAAATATTCCTGATTTCTGGTATATTAAAACTTTAAGTTGATGACCATGTGGTGCTCCCCCACATCCATCAACTTAAGAAAAGTAAACACCCAAAAAACAAAAAATGAGCTGACTTCTCAAAATAACTAACTATAGAGAAAGAGAAATTTCATTTAGTGGGTACTTCAAAACCTTAGCTTGATTGCGATGGGGTCACCATATCAAAAAAGAAAATTGTGCGTTTAGACATATTTTTCAACCGCTTCCTGTACGTTAAGGGACTCGTTATTTTTTTACAGTTTTTTATTATGAAATTCAAAATAACTAATTATAATAGATGAAAAAAACGATTAATAGTTGGGATACGGAAAGGATTCGAATTTACATTCTTTCTCAATACATATCATGGATAAATAAAGTAAAATATGGGTTGGGGCTATGTCTCATGTTGTGTTAATCCTAACAATAACTAAGGGTACATAATATGCTTTCATACCTTTGAATAATTTTGTTATAGAAGGGATGGAGATTTAACTGGCTCAAATTGTTGGTATTGATAGATACCTTTGTACTGGGGCTTTAATCTATATGCGTGAGGGCCTTTCCCTAAGTCTTTTCAGGAAGTAAGGATCCGTAAGCAAACACTTATACAATATGAATAGAGGAGAGGAATGCCTTATGAAAATACGTAGTCAAATTACATGTGCAAGTCTGGCCCTTTTAATAGCTGGAAGTTCCCTGTTATATACAACACCAACCTCAATTGTAAAAGCAGAGCCTACTCAAAATGTATCTAGTTCGTTACAAACAAATACGCAACGAGATCGTACTTCCGTCAAGCAAGCAATGCGAGATACATTGCAATTTGGATACCCGGGGATACTTGCTAAAACTTCTGAGGGTGGAAAAACGTGGGGGTATGCCGCTGGAATAGCGGATCTGAGAACCAAGAAACCAATGAAAACAGATTTTCGCTTTCGCATTGGGAGTGTGACGAAGACGTTCACCGCAACAGTTGTACTTCAATTAGTTGGAGAGAATCGGCTGAAGCTAGACGACCACATCGAAGACTGGTTGCCTGGTGTCATTCAAGGAAATGGATATGATGGTAACAAGATTACTATCCGGGAGATATTGAACCATACAAGTGGTATCGCTGAATACTCAAGGTCAAAAGACGTTGATTTTACGGATACAAAAAAATCGTATACGGCTGAAGAGTTAGTGAAGATGGGGATTTCTTTTCCCCCAGACTTTGCTCCAGGAAAGGGCTGGTCTTATTCAAACACAGGATACGTATTACTGGGTATCCTTATTGAAAAAGTAACTGGAAACAGCTATGCGGAAGAAGTTGAAAATCGAATTATTGAACCACTTGAATTGTCGAATACATTCCTACCAGGCAATTCAAGCGTTATTCCAGGCACTAACCATGCACGTGGATATGTCCAACCAGACGGAGCAAGTGAGCTAAAAGACGTTACTTATTATAACCCAAGTGCAGGTAGCTCTGCTGGAGATATGATTTCTACTGCTGACGACTTAAACAAATTTTTCTCTTACTTGCTTGGTGGCAAATTACTGAAAGAACAGCAACTAAAACAAATGCTTACTACAGTTCCTACAGGAAAAGAAGGAATCGATGGATATGGTCTTGGAATCTATGAAACTAAGCTTCCAAGCGGTGTCTCGATATGGGGACACACAGGTGGCATTCTAGGGTTTACAACTCTTGTTGGAGGTAAACTTGGAGGCAAGCATACGTTGGTCGTCAATTGGAATAGTTTGGGTAGAACTGACAGTCCTAATCCTTTTAAAAAAATTTTACTTGCTGAATTTAGCAAGTAGGAAAAAAGGAAAAATTTATCGTATTTTTCATAGTTAAAAATATACTTTTCTGTTTCAAAAACCCCAACTTATTTTCAAGAAAAATTTGGGGCTTTTTTTGTTTTGGTAGCGTTTATTCTCCTTAAGTTGATGGATGTGTGGTGCTACCCTATTCTATACAGTTACTCATTTTTATTGTGTTGTGTAACTCAAAAGAGAAAGTGCTATGAAGCTATTGATATCAAGGGCTGTAGCGTTTAGATTAGTTACACACAATATAAGATATGGGTAAGTGGCAGTATCAAGGTATCGAATGGTGTATATACATAAATATAAAATGCAAGGGGGGGGTAATTGTGATTCATGTTAAATGAAGAACTATTAGAAGTAATAATTAAATACAAAAGGAATACTGGAAGAAATCCTGATATGTTAAAGCTAAATCCAAATTATTTTAGAAATATTCTAGAAGAATTGAATTATCCACATTGGATTATTAAAAAGAAAATGACAGAAATGAAAAAAAGTATATTCGGAGTACCAGTGGAATTAACAGATGCAGTGGAAAAATTTGAACTATGAAAAGGGTGGCAGAGTCGTGACCGCTTTTTGGCAGGAAATGTGTCGGTTATTTTGGAATTAACGTGTTATATTTGTATTGTGGGAAGTGGCGGGAAACACAACTCACTATGTTGTTTCTAAAATTCTAAACGGTTCGTAATGATGGCACATAAAATCCGAAACCAGCAGATGGTAACGATTGAATGATACCGTTATTAAGGAGAGCTTTTGCTCTTCTTCCAGCTACTTAATAATGTTGGTGCAGAGAAACGTAACAACATTAGGTGGTTGGAAGAAGAATAAAACTTCAATTACCGTAGTTAAAGTACAAATTAATACTTAATGAAAAAAGCATCCGAATGGGTGCTTTTTATTTTGGAGGAGGATGAATGATGGATTTAACATTAGAAGGTTTAGAAAAGTGTTTTAATGAAGCTGTGGATGGAGGGTCGGAGTATGTTGCTGTTGTAATTGAAGTGACCGGATTCCTAAGTGATGAAGTGATTATTAATAGTAAGCATAATATCGCTGCAAAATTAGAGTATTATAAGAAAACATATAATGATGATTTAGAACATAGATATGCTTCAGGTATTCGTATTATAGGATTTGTACATGGATATTCATTTTCAGGAATTCAACGTGATTTAGGATTATCAGTGGAATAATGATTAAACCAGTAGCAATTATCGTAGGCGCTGCCGTGATCGGTTTAGCGTCTTATTTATTGTTAAGTAAAGATAGGTAGAAAATATAGACTAGTAAACAAGCTGTTTTTGACTTTTAAACATAGAATATGATGAAGTTCTATTTTTAAGAGGAGGTAATCAAATTCATGGGATGTAATGGTAATTTCAGACATTTTCGCGATTGTGATAGATTTTGGGATGATTTAATGTTCTGTAGACGAAGACGTAGAGATTTTGACGATTGTCGTTGCAGACGTGATCGTGACTGCGATTGTGATGAATGTCGTCGCAGACGTAATCAGCATCATGACTGTGATCATGATAAGCGTCGAGATTGGTAAATTCCTTTGGAAGAGTGCTTTGAAGAAAAGCACTCTTTTTTTGTTCAAGAATTTTCTGGTCTTATTTGTTAAGGGATGATAAGGGGTAAGGGTAATGTGTGAGCATAAGTATCAAGTGTTAGGGAGTGAAACGCAAACATTCTTTGCTGATGGTGGGCAAGTAGCTATTGATGTATCTGCTACATTCTTTTATGAAAAGTGTCTTGATATTCAATATTGTGAGGAAAGAATTAATCCAGGAGTGATTGAAGTCAATGACTAGACATTATTTAATCAATACATTAGTTAATTGGCGTGAGAGTATCGAAAAATTCCATATGAATTATTCATTACAACATTTGAAGGATCATTTGCAAATGAGTGATGAAGAAGCTTTAGAAACATATCAAGAAGAACTCGTACCACTATTATCAATGGGTTATAACTGATATGAATATAAACATCCGAAGTTACGTGAGTTATTAGGAGAATGGTAAGGAGTGAGGATAGATGAGTAAGGTTTCTAGATGTTGTTTAGTTTGTGACTATCAAATTAAAACGTATCATTCGCCAGAAGATGAATATCAAGAAGTAACTGTTTGTCCGAAATGTAATGGTGCTTTTGTAGATATGTTTAAGCTAGGGAAGTACAAACAATCTAACGTGAGTGTAGAACCCTTATTACAAATTGTACAATCAGGTATCAATGCTGTTCCTGTTGTACTGTACAAAGGTAAAGAGATAAAGGGAAGAGTAAGGGTTAGCTTTGATTGGAAGACAAACTACAATCGTAGATCAGGTACTTACATTCACATCGAACATGTAGAAGATACCGAGGAATGTATTAACACAAAGATCATACAGCACAATCATCCTATTGTGGAAGAAGAAATGGAACTGATATATGCGGACGGAAGAATATAAAACCAAACAACAGAAGCGTAAGTTCTATGACAGTGGTGAGTGGAAGAGTATACGAGAACAAGTAAAGAAGCGTGACAACTATGAATGCCAGGAATGTAAACGTAATGGTCGAGTACAAACAGACACGAATGAATACAGTGAGAGTGCAAAGCGTAAGAAGATACAACTAGTTGTCCATCATATAAAAGAACTAGAACATCATCCAGAACTTGCATTAGAAATGGACAATCTCGAAACAGTCTGTGTGGATTGCCACAATAAAGAACACGGTAGAACATTCAAAAAGAAACCGAACAAATGGGAAAACGATGAAAAGTGGTAAAATGGTTCGATAATAATACCCCCCTTAAAAAATTTCATCAAAAATTGCTCTAAGGGGCACCGGAGGAGGGGGTCGTATTTCCAGATTTTTAAGTAGTTTCGTATAGGACCCCTACCCAGTATGAAAATATGATTGAATCGAGGTGATATTATGGCGGACATTGATGAGCGTGAGGTACTAGTAAACAAAGAAAAAAATCGTTTAAAAAGATTATTTAAAGACATCCCACCTAGTAAGTTAAAAGTGGTTGAAGGATTAATTATTCAGGCAGCAAGATTACGAGTTTTATTAAATGAGATGTGGATGGATATATCTGAGAATGGTGACTATGAAATGTTCTCACAATCTGATAAAACAGAGCCGTATGAAAGAGAACGACCTGTTGCCCGGTTATATAATACCCGTGATCAATCATATCAAAGGGTTATTAAACAACTAACGGATTTGTTGCCAGAAGGAAATAATAAAAAAGAAATTAAGAAATATTCGGCAAGTGATTTAATATGATTGTTCATAAGTATGTAAGTGAATATATAGAACTATATGAAATAGGAACAGTGGTATTAAATAAAGAACGTATCATGCTTATAAATTATTTAAAGCATGATATATTAACCCGTAATGATTTACATTTTGATGTGGATTTAATTCATAAATGTGTAACTTTCATAGAAAAGTGGCATTTCAAATTAAATTCCTTTCAGAAATTTTTAATAGCATTTGTGTTTTTGTTTGATGAATATGATGATGTTTATTTTGACCAACACTTCTGGATGATGGCAAGGGGTGCTGGTAAAAACGGATTGATTAGTGCATTGACACACTTCTTTATTAGCGAATTGCACGGTATTGAGCATTACAACGTATCAGTAGTTGCAAATACAGAAAGACAGGCTAAAACTTCTTTTATAGATGTTTATGAAAAGAATAAAAAACATGAAATATTAGACGAGTTATTTGTATCAACAAAACAATTGATAACAAATAAAGCTACTCGTTCGACTTTTGAATTTCATACGTCTAATGCAGGGAGTAAAGACTCGTTAAGGGACGGGTGTGTTATTTACGATGAGATACATAGATATGAAAATAGCGATGTTGTAGAAGTGTTCTCTAGCGGTTTAGGTAAAGTGCCTAACTCTAGGGAATTTTTTATTACTACAGATGGATTTGTTCGTGAGGGTTATCTTGACAAAATGAAAGAGCGAGCTATGAATATCCTGAAAGGGAAAGAAAAAGAAGATAGATTGTTTCCTTTTATTTGTAAGCTTGATAACGCTGAAGAAGTAGATAATCCTGATATGTGGGAAAAAGCAAATCCGATGTTTAGTAAACCAATGAGTCAATACGCTAGAGGATTGTTTAAGAAAGTTATGCGTCAGTATAAAAATCTAGAAAACGATCCGTCTAATAGAGAAAATTTCATGACTAAAAGGATGAATATACCGGAAGTAGATTTAACAAAGTCTGTAGCTTCATGGGAAGAAATCATGCGTACTGGTTATGAAGAAGACGGAGAAACGCTCAGAGAAGTTCCAGATTTAAAACATAAAGTAGCTGTAGGCGGTCTCGATTTCGCCAGCATCAAAGACTTTGCAGCAGTCGGTTTACTATTTAAACACGGTGAAGATTATATATGGAAAGGTCATTCATTTGTACGTAAAGGATTCTTGGACAAGGTGAAATTAAAAGCACCTATTTATGAATGGGCTGAAGATGGCTTACTAACTATTGTGGATGAACCAGTTATTAATATCTCTCATATTGTAGATTGGTTTGTAAAAATGCGTGAGATATACGGGTTTAACACAATAGTAGCTGATACTTTCCGTCTTGATCTTGTTAAGACAGCACTTGAAGCTAAAGGTTTCATATTATTATACATTCGTAATCCAAAAGCGATTCATTCACTTTTAGCTCCACGAGTTGAAACATTATTTGCAAACAACCGTATTATTTTTGGTAATAATCCATTAATGCGTTGGTACACCAATAACGTCTACGTTCACATCAAAAAAGACGGCAACAAAGAATATTTGAAGAAAGATGAATTTAAGAGAAAAACAGATGGATTCCAAGCCTTTATCCATGCATTATGGCAAGCGGATAACATTCTTGTGGATGAATTCGACTTTATGTTAGACGGTATTAAATTCTAATAAAGGGGGGATAATCATTGGATGGTTGGACGCAGTATTTAAAAGAAATAGTGAAGTAGGATTTATGTTTGATGTGGAAATGTTTATTGAAAAAGCAAATAGAGTCCATATGAAGCGACTAGCGATTGATACATGTATTTCTTTTTTAGGAAGAACAATAAGTCAGTCGGAATTCCGAGTGAAAAACGGTGAAGAATTTGAAAAGGATGAGCTTTATTACCGATTAAATGTTAGACCAAATAAGAATATGACAGCAAGTACCTTTTGGGAGAGTTTTATTTATAAACTTATTTATGATAATGAAGCTTTGATTATCCAAGCGGATGATGGTGATCTACTTATTGCTGATGACTTTGAACATAACGAATATGCTGTGTTTGAAGATACTTTTACAAATGTCACTGTAAAAGATTATCAGTTTAAGAGAAGTTTTAAACAAAGTGAAGTCATTCATTTAAGATACAGGAATGATAAGTTATCACCTCTTATCGATGGTTTGTTTACTGATTATGGTGATTTATTCGGTAGAATATTAAGTTCTCAAAAACGTAAGAATCAAATTCGCGGAACAGTTGATATGGACATGCTCGCTGCAAAGAGCAAAGAACACCAATCAAAACTGCAAGAGTTCATTGATAACATGTACAAAGCGATTGGAGAAAAAGATGTCGCTATCATTCCACAACAACCAGGTTTTAAGTATGCTGAAACGTCAGGTGGAGCAAGTTCAGGGCAGAGTGTAGAGGAAATTAATAAAGTAACAAATGGCTTCTTAAATCAAGTAGCAATGACTTTTGGTATTCCAACTGCTTTGATATATGGTGAAATGGCTGATGTTGAGAAGCAAACAAAAAATTATATGCTTTTCACAGTGAAACCATTATTAAAAAAGATTTCTGATGAAGCAAACGTTAAATTTTTTGAAGAAGAAGAGTATCTTTCAGGTCAAAAAATTGAAGTTAAAGCTGTTTCTTATCAAAGTATATTTGATCTTGCGACAAGCATTGATAAACTCATTTCTTCAAGTGCATTTACAGGGAATGAGATTCGATTAGAGGTAGGATATGAAGTTTCTGATGATCCTAATTTAAATACACATCATATTACGAAAAACTATACGAAATTAACTGAATCTGAAGGAGGTGAGAATACAAATGACGGTGAAAATTGACGTTAAAGGACCAATTATTTCGAATGATGAAGCTTGGATTTATGATTGGTTTGAAATGGATGCTGCAAGCCCAGGTAAGATTTCAAAAGTGCTTGATGATGCAAATGGCGATGACTTAGTTGTATCAATTAATAGTCCTGGTGGTTATGTACACGAAGGTTCAGAGATTTACACAGCGTTGAAAAATTATCCAGGTCATGTGGAAGTTCAAATTGTTGGTTTGGCTGCAAGTGCGGCTTCTGTTATTGCAATGGCTGGTGATAAAGTCCAAATTTCTCCAACTGCACAAATCATGATTCATAACGCTTCAATGTGGAATGGTGGAGATCATCGCGATATGTCAAAGGCAGCTGAAATGCTAAAAACAACAGATCGAGCAATTGTAAACGCCTATGTCATTAAAAGCGGTAAATCAGAAGAAGAACTACTTAATATGATGGCTGAAGAAACTTGGATGGGTCCACAACAAGCATTAGAAAATAACTTTGTGGATGAAATCATGTTTATGGAGAATCCAGTTAAAATGACAGCTTCAACTGCTACTGTTGCCATGCTTCCACAGAAAGTAATCGATGGTTTTAGAAATGGGGCAATGAATAAAGGCCAAGGGATTACAAAAGAGGATTTAAACATTGCTTTATCAGGCCTAAAAAACGAAATCCTAAACGATTTACAAAACAATAAAGAAGAACAACCAAAGGAGCCGAATCCTAAACCTGTAAAAAACAGTGGGATTAAAGGGCTCCTTTTAAAATTATAAAAAACGGAGGAAACACACAATGGTCATTAAATTTAATAAATCTGAAGCATTTAATAAAGCTAAAGCAAAGTTAACGGATGCTTTAACTAATGCAGAAAGTACAGAGCAAGAACAAACGGCAGCGTTTGAAAGTTTCTTTGATGCAATGCAAACGGATGTAATCAGCACAGTTCGTAATCAGTTAAATGATGAAATGTTAGATCGTTCTATTCTTCAACAACGCGGTCAAAATGTATTAACTGCAGCAGAAACAAAATTCTTTAATGAAGTTGTACAAGAAGGTGGATTTAAAGATGGTTCTATCCTGCCAGTAACTACACAAGAACGTGTATTTGAAGACTTAGTTAAAGAACATCCATTACTGGATGCTTTAGGACTACAGGATTTAGGAGCTGTAACTAAGTTCATTTATTCTGATGCAACAAAAGCATATGCATGGGGCGAATTATTTGGTGAAATTCGAGGGCAAGTAAATGCAGCGTTCCGAGAAGAAAAAATTGGTCAACTTAAATTAACTGCATTCGCAGCTATTCCAAATGATATGTTAGATCTTGGCCCAGAATGGGTTGAACGTTATGTTCGAACTCTATTAGTAGAATCTTATTCAGTAGGTTTAGAGTTTGGCTTTGTAAATGGTGGCGGATCAGTAGCACATCAACCTGTAGGTTTAATGAAAGATGTAAATGCAACTACAGGCGCCGTTACTGATAAGAAATCATCCGGTACATTAACATTTGCTCCTTCTCAATTTGGTGAAGTTGTTGCTGGAGAATTATATGAAGTAGTAAAAGCTTTATCAACTGATGCGAAAGGAAAATCAAGAAAAGTCCTAAATAAGATCGTAATGGTTGTAAATCCTGTAGATTCAATTGGTGTACAAGCTCGCAATACAATTCAAACCTCAACAGGTCAATGGGTAATAGCATTACCTTATAACATTCAAACTGTAGAATCTGAAGAAGTGCCAGTTGGTAAAGCATTATTCTTTGTAAAAGGTCAATATCTTGCAGCGATTGCAGGTGGATACAAACTTAAAAAGTTTGACCAAACATTAGCAATTGAAGATGCTATGCTTTATACAATTAAACAGTTTGCTAATGGTAAACCAAAAGATAATAAAGCAGCTCTTGTTTATGATTTGAAAATTTCTTTTACACCACCAACTCCACCAGCAACTAAATAAGGAATGATGTGAATGGATAAGGTAATTTTAAATGAAATATTACAGCAATTTAAAGATAGGATGCACTTAGGGGATGAGGAAGATGATAACCTAAAGCGCATCCTTTCTACGTCTAACAAGGCATTACTTAGGATTTGTGGGAATTATGATTTAAATAAAGACGAGGAGTTCAAAGAATTAGTCTTTGAACGTTCTCGTTATGTTTATAACGATGCATTAGAGTATTTTGACAAGAATTTTTTAAGTCAGATTAATAGTTTAGGTATCGATAAAGCATTAGAAGAAATTAAATTGGACGGTGATTAATATGCGTCCTTTTCAGTATAAAAAACCACTGAATACAGGTGATTGTAGAAATCGAATTATCATTGAACAACCTGAAGTAATAAAAGATGATTTGAATCAAGAAGTTGAAACAGGTAATTGGCAAGAAGTAAAAAAAGCATGGGCAATGATAAAAACAGTAAAAGGTTCAGAGTACATTGAAGCTTCAGCTTCACAGTCCACACGAATTTATCGGTTTGTTATTCCTTATACAACAGGTATTACAGAATTAATGCGAATTAAAATGAAGGATCGTATCTTTGACATTATCGAACCGCCAATGAATGATGATGAAATGTATCAAACATTGACTATTATCGCAAAGGAGCATGTTTAATATGAATGATTTTGCGAGTGAGCTTGCTAGAGAATTACAAAGATATGCAAATGTTGTAGAAGAAGAATTGACAAATGTACAAGAAGATGTAGCTGATATCGCTGTAGGTAAGTTAAGACAAAATAGTCCTAAGAAAACAGGTGGTTATCGTAAAGGTTGGCGAAAGAAAAAAGTTGATAAAGCTGTTGTTATCCATAATACAAAGGGGCAATTAACGCATCTTTTAGAAAATGGCCACGCGAAAGCTAGTGGTGGCCGCGTACCGGAAAAAGTGCATATTCGTCCTGTTGAAGAGTATGTAATTGATGAATTGCCAAAACGTATTGAAAGGGCAATTGAATCATGACATTAACATTAGGAGAATTTATAAAAATTCTTGAAGCTACAGGTTATCCTGTGGCTTATTTGCATTTCACAGCAACACCAGGTAATCCAGTTCCAGCGCCACCTTATATATGTTTCCTTGTGGATGGATCAGCAAATTTAATGGCCGACAACAAGGTCTATCACAAGATAAATGACTTAAACATAGAGCTTTATACAACTAGAAAAGATTTAGTTGCAGAAGCCAAACTTGAAAAGGTCCTTGATGATAATGAAATACCCTACGATTCGCCATTCGAAAGGGTTATTGAATCTGAAAAAATGTATCAAAAATTTTATGAAACGAGGTTGATATAAATGAATGAAAACAAAGTAGCTTTTGGGTTGAAAAACGTCCATTATGCACTCTATGAAATTAAAGATGGTGTAGTTACATTCAGTACACCGATTCGATTACCAGGTGCGGTTGAATTAACGTTTGATCCACGAGGAGATTTAATCGAGTTTTACGCTGATGACATGCTTTACTATGCAGCAAGTAATAACCAAGGGTATGATGGCACTTTATCAATCGCTCATATTCCGGAGCAATTTGCAATTGATGCATTAGGTGAGGAATTAGACGAAGAAGATGGTGTGTTAAATGAATTAGCCGATGCAAAAGGAAAATCATTTGCATTATTATTTGAATTCGATGGCGATGTAAGAGCGACTCGACACGTTATGTTTAACTGTTCAGCAAGTCGTCCAACACTTGCATCTAAAACGAAAACAAATTCAGCGGAGCCAAATACAAATGAGCTTAAATTTGTATCAAGCCCTATTGATATTAATGGGAAACGTATGGTTAAAACGAAAACTACAACTAAATCAAAACAAGAAATCTATGATAATTGGTATAAAAAAGTTTATACAAAAATACCTGCATTACCAAAGGGAGCGTAACAGTAAATGGAAAAGACGATTACAATAGATGGCAGACAAGTCAGATTAAAAGCTACAGCGGCAACGGTTAAGCGATATAAAGCACAATTCAGACGTAATTTATTTGCGGATTTGATGGGACTAGGGGCAATTAGTGCATTAACTTCACCAGATGGCTCACAACAACCTCTTGATATGTCTAATGTTGATTTAGGTAATGTAGATTTTGAACTTATTTATGACCTAACTTGGTTATACGCTAAAACCGCTGATCCTAATATTCCTGATCCTATGGCGTGGTTGGATGAATTTGAAGAATTCCCGATTGAAGAAATTATGCCAGAAGTCATGGAATTAGTTCAGATCACTATGGGAGCAAAAAAAAAATAAAGAAAAATAATGGAGAGCAAGGGACATTCAGTGATGAAGATTTTACCACTGAATTGTTTCTTGCTCTTTGTTATAAAGCAAATTTAACACATGGTGATTTAGAAGAAATGACCGTTGGTGATTGTTTTGATTACATTGCTGAATTCACTGAGCTAGAGAATCCAGATAAAGAAAAAGTTAGAAAAGCAGGTCAAAAAGACTTCGATTCATTTTAAGGAAGGGGTGAGAAAATGGCAGGAAGAATTAAAGGGATTACGATTGAAATTAATGGTAACACTCAACCGTTACAGAACGCCCTAAAAGGTGTTAATAAACAAAGCGATTCTTTAGCTAAAGAACTAAAAGATGTGGAGCGTTTGTTAAAGTTTGATCCTGGTAATATTGAAGCACTTTCTCAAAAACAACAGTTACTTACACAACAGATTGAAAATACAACGCAAAAGCTAGATAAACTGAAAGCAGCGGAGCAACAAGTACAAGCTCAATTCCAAAACGGTAAAATTTCTGAAGAACAGTATCGTGCATTTAGGCGTGAAATTGAATTTACAGAAGGATCGCTTAATGGTCTGAAAAATAAACTTGGAAACATGAAAGCTGAGCAAGAGAATGTAGCGAGTTCTACAAGGCAATTAGAAACATTGTTTAGAGCTACAGGAAAAAGCGTTGATGATTTTGCAGGAGCATTAGGAAATCGTCTTGTGAATGCAATTCGAAATGGAACAGCTACAAGTCGTCAGTTAGAGCAAGCAATTGGAATTATTGGCCGTGAAGCATTAGGCGCAGAAACGGATATAGAGAAACTACAAAGAGCCCTTCGATCTGTGGATGCTGGAAACTCCATACGGCAAGTACAAAATGAGTTAAGAGAATTACAACAAGAAGCTGGTAGAACCGAGAAGAAGTTTGAAGGACTAAAAGTTGGATTAGAAAATGTTATCGGTGGATTGGCAGCTGGTGGTGGAATTGCAACAGCTGTTGAAAAAGCGATGGATATGTCAAAATTAAAAACAAAGATTGATATCACATTTGATGTTCCAGAGTCCTCTAAAAAATCAGTAGAGGAAGCTATTAGAGGTGTTACCGCTTATGGTGTTGATGCAGAAGCGTCTTTAGAAGGAGTCCGTAGGCAATGGGCTTTAAATAAAGATATAAGTGATGAAGCGAATGCAGCAATCGTTAGGGGAGCAGCAGCAATTTCAGCTTCTTATGAAGGTATAGATTTTACAGAATTAATTCAAGAAACATATGAAATAGGAAATGAATTAGGGATAACGCAAGATAGTGCTCTTGGTATGGTTGATGCGTTGTTAAAAATGGGCTTTCCACCAGAACAGCTAGACATCATTGCTGAATATGGTAGTCAACTAACCCGTGCAGGCTTTAAAGCTGAGGAAGTCCAAGCAATTATGGAAGCAGGCGTTGAAACAGGTAGTTGGAATATTGATAATCTCTTGGATGGGCTTAAAGAAGGTAGGATTCAGTTAACCGAATTCGCACAAGGAGCTGATAAAGCTTTAAAAGAAGCGCTTGACGGTTCTGGTATTGCAACTGAACAAATAGAAAAATGGGGAGCATCTGTCGCTAAAGGCGGAAGAGATGGCGCCGCAGCGATGGTAGAAGTAGCTAAAGCTATTGACGGAATAGAAGACCCGGTTAAGAAAAATCAAGTTGGGGTTAAAGTTCTAGCCACTATGTTTGAAGACCAAGGGCAAAATCTAACTAACACTTTAATAAGGGCTTCAGAAAAAACTGTAGACTTACAGAAGAATCAAGATAACTTAAATGAATCTGTTAAAAAATTAGATGCAAACCCAGCTGTAAAGTTCCAAAAAGCCATGGGTGATTTACAAATGGCTCTAAAACCAGTTCTTGGAGTTATAGCGGATGTTATTTCTAAATTAGCAGAATGGATTTCTAATAATCCTAAATTAGCAGCAACATTAGCTGCTGTTGCAGTAGCTATTGGGGTTATTTCTGGTGCAATTTTAGCGCTTGCTCCTATAGTCATGACAGTCATGAGCTTCTTTGAAATTGGAGCTTTAGCAGCAGCCGGACTTGTTGCTATTGTTCCTATTATTATCGCAGCTATAGTGGCTCTAGGAATTGCTATTTATAAGAATTGGGATTCTATAAAACAGTGGACAATAGATACATGGAATTCTATTAAGGAATATTTAATAGAGCTTTGGGATGGGATAGTTCAATCCTCTAGTGAAGCTTGGAGTTCTTTCTTAGAAACAATGCATGCATTTTTTGATCCGATAGGTCAGTTTTTTAGCGATTTATGGACAGGTATAGGCGAGATATGTAGTACTACATGGAATTCTATTGTTGAATTCTTTTCTGGAGCTTGGGCTTCATTCACTGAAATGATGCATAGTTTCTTTGATCCGATAGGTGAATTTTTTAGTAGTTTATGGTCTGGAATTGTTGAAACGGCTTCTGAATTGTGGGGGACACTTGTACAAGCTTGGCAAGAAACATGGAATACTGTACTTACGGTCTTAGACCCTATCATTTCATTGATTTCAACGGTCCTTGAGGCTGGTTGGTTACTAATCCAAGCAGGAGTGCAAATTGCATGGGCAGCTATAAGCCAGTATATTATTCAACCAATCCAAGAAGCTTACAATTGGGTGAGTAAACAAATTGGCGAATTGGTTACATGGCTTGGTACACAATGGGAAATTGCAAAAGCCGTGGCTCAAGTTGCATGGGGATTACTTAAGCAATATATTATCCAGCCAGTCCAGGAAGCTTGGAGTACAACAAAAGAAAAATTCAGTGATTTGATTTCTTGGTTATGCTCACAGTGGGAACTTGCTAAATCGTATACTCTTATGGCTTGGAATTTGGTTAAACAGTATGTAATTCAACCTGTTCAAGACTTGTGGAATACAACGAAACAAAAGCTTTCAGATTTAGCTAACTGGATATTAGGAAATTGGGAATCTATAAAATCGTATACACTCTCAGCCTGGAATTTAGTGAAGCAATATGTTATTCAGCCAGTAACAGACGCTTATAATCAGGCAAAGCAAAAATTTACTGATTTATATAATTCGGCTAAAGAAAAATTCGATTCCGTAAAGAGTGCCGCACAAGAAAAATTCGAAGCAGCTAAACGTTTTATTATTGATCCAATAAAAGATGCAGTTGACAGTGTAGAAAAGTTTATAGGGAAAATCAAGGGTTTCTTTAGTGACTTGAAGTTAAAGATTCCTAAACCTGAAATGCCACCTCTTCCACACTTTAGCTTGCAAACTAGTACAAAAAATATTTTAGGAAAAGATATTACATTCCCTTCTGGACTAAATATAGATTGGCGTGCAAAAGGTGGTATCTTCACTAAACCGACTATCTTTGGAATGAATGGTGGAAACTTGCAAGGTGCAGGAGAAGCCGGAAAAGAAGCGGTTTTACCATTGAATAAAAAGACACTTGGAGATATTGGCGCAGGAATAGTAGCAGCCATGCCGCGACAACAATTCGCTATATCAGGAGAAATAAATCAATTAATGGATGATATGAGCCGTATGATGGCTAGTTCTATGAATCAACTATCCGGATTAAAGTCTGTCATGAGCGGTGTGTATGGAAGTATGTCAAACAGTAGACAAGCCATGACAAATAGTGTATCAAATCAAGTAATTAATTATTCTTCAGGATCATCTGGCGGTGGAGTTATTCCAATGCTTGGTGGAGATTTAGTTATTGAAGTACCTGTTAATTTAGAAGGAAGAGACGTGGCACGCGGTACTTATCGCTATACAACCGAGTATCAAGAAAGAGAAGCAAAAAGAAACTCAGACTTTTAAGTTTGGGTTTCTTTTATTTTATAAAGAAACGGGGTGAAAGTATGAGCTCTTTTACATTTAACAATATACGTAAGGATTTTATTCAAATAGAAAAGGGATGGAAAAGACCAGCGTGGGCTCCATTAAAACGGAAATTTCTAAGTGTTCCAGGTTATCCAGGTGCAAGATTATTAACGACAGAAACTGAAATGCGGGTTTTACTTGTTCCAGTGGGAATTATTGTTCCTAATGGATCTGACTTAGAAACATTAAAAGAAGAAATAGCAGAGTGGTTAATTACAGAAAAACCTGTTGAATTAGTCTTTGATGTAACACCTGATAGGACATACCTGGCGGTTATTGATGAAAATTTTGATCCTGAGGATTTTGTTACTTTAGGTAAAGGTACTTTGAATTTTGTTTGTCCAATGCCATATAAGTTAGGACCTACTAAAACAGTAGAATTTGAAATGGATGGGCGTGGGTTAATAGCAAATGTTCAAAACAAAGGAAGTGTAGAATCCAATCCAATTATAGAGGTTGATGTGACGAAACCTTCTACATTTCTTGATGTATGGAATGGAACAAATTATTTTCGCATTGGATATCCATTGAAAGCAGACCAAGTGCCAGTTGAAAGAAATCAACGTGTGTTATGGGACGAGATGGGGACAACCATAGGATGGACGGATGTTCCTAAAACAGAAGATATGATAGGTGGAGGAAAGTTTAAATCGGATGGATACCGTTTTATGGCTGAATATCTAGGCGAGCCTACAGTAAAAGGATGGCATGGTTGCATAGCCAAAAAGAATATTCCGCAAGGACCTTTACAGGATTTCATCATGCAAGCATATGTACGCATTAATAGTCATCATTGGGATCAAATGGGGCGTGTGGAAATCGGTCTTCTTGATGAAAATAGCGATTATGTAGCTCGTATATCGATAAGTGATGTTCAATGGGAAGCCGAGCAAAACAGCGGATTCGCTTCTGTTGGGAACAGTAAGAAACCGGGAGGACAAGTTTTTATCAACGAGCATGGAGATTACCCGGACACTTGGACAAATTTTAGAGGTCGTTTATGGCTTGCTAGAACTGGGAACAGATGGGAAGCGTATATTTCTAAATTCATATTAGGTACGGAGATTGACGATGCTGAAAGGTTTGTTGTCTGGTTCGATGAAAATAATGTCAATATGAATAAAGTCACTCAAGTACAAATCAGTATTTCACAATTCTCTAATAACATGTTTTGTTCGGAAATGTCTATTGACGATTTGAAAATTTGGAAGGTTAACATGAATACACAAAATAATCCACCTTATATCTTTGATGTTGAGGATAAAGTAATTATCGATACCGAGCGAAGCCTTGTATCAATCAATGGTAAAAAAGCTATTAATCTAAAGGACATATTCAGCGATTATCCTGTTATTCATAAGGGTTCGAATAAACTAGAAATTATGCCTTCAACTGTCGGAACAGCCAAAGTAACGTATAGGGAGCGATTTAGATGAGGGCACCAAGCGGAATCTTACATGTTGTTGATTTTAAAACAAGTCAAATCGTTTCCAATATACAACCAAAAGACTACTGGGATGATAAACGACATTGGGAGATAAAAAATAACATTGATACATTAGAGTTTAAAGTATTTGATAATACAGAAGATGCAGCTACACTCATGCAGCAAAATCTAGTTTTAAAAGAGGTAAGGGACGGACGGATTGTTCCGTATGTTATTACTGAGACTGAAAAAAATTCAGATGATAGATCAGTAATCGCTTATGCCTCTGGAGAATGGATTCAACTAGCGAAATCAGGCATTATCAATCCTCAGAAGATTGTAGGCAAAACCGTCAATGAGTTTATCGATATAGCTCTTGTGGGTACGAAGTGGAAAAGAGGAAAAACAGAATACGCTGGCTTCCACACTATGACGATTGATGAATTCATAGATCCACTAAAATTATTAAAAGACATTGCTTCCTTATTCGATTTAGAAATTCAATATCGCGCGGAAGTTATAGGGTCTCAAATTGTTGGTCGTTATGTAGATATGGTGAAAAAACGAGGACGTGATACAGGCAAAGAAGTAACTCTTGGTAAAGATTTAATGGGTATCAGACGAATTGAGAATTCCCAAAACATTTGTACAGCCCTATTAGGATTCGTAAAAAAAGAAGGTGGAGACTTTATAACCATCTCTAGTATTAATAATGGAGTTCCTTATCTTGTAGACAGTGATGCGTTTCAGCGATGGAATGAGCGAGGTCAACATAAATTTGGCTTTTATACACCAGAAACAGAAGAAGATATAACACCACAACGTCTTTTAACTCTTATGAAAACAGAACTAGCCAAACGAATCAATACATCTTATATATATGAAGTTCAAGCACAAAGTATAGGTCGTGTATTTGGACTAGCTCATGAGCTGATTAATGAGGGGGATACAATCCGAATAAAAGATACAGGATTTAGACCAAAGCTTTATTTAGAAGCAAGGGCAATCGCTGGTGATGAATCACATACTGATCCTTCGCAAGATAAATACGCATTTGGTGATTATCGAGAAATTGTGGATGCTAATGAAGAGTTACGTAAGCTCTATAATAAAGTCCTGGCTTCATTAGGTAGTAAACAAGAAATTCTTAATCGGCTAGATGAGTTAGTTAAAGAAACTGTTGTAACAGCAAACAATGCTCAAAAAGAATCCGAATCCGCTAAGAAACTGGCTGAAAAGGTCCAGGAAAACCTAAAAAATAATACGGTAAATATTATTGAAGCTAAAAATCCACCAACCGATAATCTTATAGTAGGTAAGACATTATGGCGAGACATTAGCAAAGGTAAACCGGGTATTTTAAAAGTGTGGAACGGTAATGGTTGGGAGCTACTTATTCCTGATCCAGAAACTATCAAGAAAGAAACTATGGAGCAGGTTAATAAGGATATTCAACTTACAAAAGAAGAATTAAATAAGAAAGTGGAAGAAGCACAAAATGAAACTGCTGGTCAATTCAAGGAAGTAACAGAAAACCTTCAAGAATTTTCTTTAACTATTAAAAATGTACAAAATTCTCAAGGTGAAATTGCCAAAACTGTCTCTGAAATGAAACAAACCAACGAAGGTTTTACTAAATCTATTGAATCGCTAACAAAAAAAGACGGTGAAATCACTGGGAAATTAAATACAGTGGTAGAGACTGCTGAAGGTACGAAAAAGACCCTCTCTGAGGTGCAGCAAACAACTAATAATCTAAAGAAAACCACAACTGAAATTACAGAAAAGGCTGGCCAGATTAGTGAGAAGTTGGAGATCGTAGAAAAGAAAGTTAATAACGATAAAGCTGGAGGACGTAATCTGTTATTAGATTCAAACGTCAAATATGAAAAAACAGATTATCTAATCAATCCATATTCTCTAACTGAAAATTTTGTTGCAGGTGAGGAATATACTTTTCTAATTAAAGGGAGTGTCCCGCAAGGCCAGAAATTTGGAATTTGGCAGAATGGTGGTTCAAATAATGTTGGATATGCAACAAGTGTTTATGCGAATGGAATTACCTATGTAACTTTTAAAGCCGTAGTAACAACGAGTGGAAATGAAAGAAAGTTAAATCTGTATAACTTTCCAAATAACACTACAAAATCCGTTGTAGAATGGGTTGCTTTATATAAAGGTAATAAGCCACAGGATTGGACACCAGCTCCAGAAAACCAAGTAACGAATGATGAATTTACTAAAAAAACAACCGAGATCGAAAAAAGTGTGAATGGTATTAAAGAAAGTATTAAAACGGTAGAAAAAACACAAGTCGATTTTAGCGAGCGTGTTACTACTGTAGAGAAAACAGCAGGCGGTATTAGAGAAAAAGTTACTAGTTTACAAGAAATACAAACCAAACAAGGTACGCAGTTACAAGAGGCTAAAGCAGGTTGGGAAACTACTGCAAAAGCTTTGGAAGGAAAAGTAGAATTAAAAGATGTTGAAAATTATGTAGGTGGTTTAGGTACTGTAAACGAGTTGCGTGATGCTGATTTTAAGTTAGGGCAGAAATATTGGTTTTGGAATAGTGGTAATGGGGCTGCTGGTTCTGTTGATACTAACTTAAAATACAAAGGTATGAACACATTTTCAATTACCGGTACTGGCCAGACTCAAGATCGTTGGTGGGGACTTACAAGTCAATTCATTGAGTGTCAGGTTAATGAAGCCTTTGTTGCATCAGGTTATTTCAATACTGATGGGAAAACACCTATTGATAGTGGTGGTGCATTTATTGAAATTGAATGGTGGACGGCTGACAAAAAAACTCGTGTTAAAACAGCTAGAACGAATGTCAAAGTTGTAAATAATACGTGGGTTCGTGCTATATGTACAGATAAAGCGCCAGCTAATGCAGCGTTCGTGAGATGGCGTTATTACGTTACGAGAAATGGGCGTTTATGGTGTGCTGCACCTATGTTACAGCGTGGTACTATAGCTACAGAATTTTGGTTACATCCGAAAGATCAAACGGATGCTGATAAAATGTTAGAAGATCTAGCCAATAGAGTAGCTACTGAAGATTACAATAAAAAAGTTACAGAATTAGAAAGAAGTATTAGTGCTAATGAAAAAGGCGTTTCAATCATCTCTGGAAAACAAGAAACGTTTATAAATGAGACTTATAATGCCTATGTAAAGAAAACGGAATCTAAGTTAGAAGTGCTAGATGAGGGGATTTTAGCGCAGATTTTAAAGGACGGTATTGTCACTGCAATCAATATGTCCCCTGGGAAAATTACAATTAATGCTGCAAAACTGGATATTAATGCAGATACAATGGTCAAATGGTTAACAGCAAAAGGAATTGATACGAATCTTATTCGAATTGACGGTGATAAAATAACCATTGATAAAGACGGTGTAACTGTTAAAATGCTAGACTTCCTATTCCAAGATGAATGGGGAACAAAAACTACTGCGGTATCAAGACGAAACCTAATAGCAGATCCCGACTTTTCTAGTGTTACAAAGAAAAACATTGGGAATGCAGATTATTATGGATTTGAAGGTGGATATGGTCTTACTTGGAAGTCGTGGGGCAATGTCGTAATAGAAAAGAATACACATTTATTCGATTACGAGCAAATGGTAAATGCTGCAAGAGTAGATATGTATAACTATCCAGAAGCAATCGTGAATAATGGGATACATCCTGGAAATGAATACACAGTATCTGCTCATTTTAGAACAGCAATGATAAATGGGGTACGTAAAACAGGGAAGCCGCGTTTACAAGTATGCTGTGTTACATTCCGAGACAATGTAAGTTACGATACATGGCATGAACAAAAAATGGATTTTCCTGAACCGTCTACCTATTATGGAGAAATCAGAAGATACTCTTTCACTTTCAAAGTGCCGACAAACTATATTCCGCAACAGCACGCATTAATTATTAAGGTTTGTTCTGGAAATGCTGATATGAGACAAGGGACAGCGGTTTGTGTATCGGGTGTAACGCTATACAGCGGTAAATATGCATCTATGTATAACTGGGATCGAGCAGCAGCAGAAAGAGCAGATGGTCTTCAACCATTTAATAAGATCGCAATAGGCGGTGTAAATAACAACATAGGTCCATCTGATAACGGACAGACCTTTGATATAAGTACAGAAAAGGATGTATTCATAAATCAACCTATTCTAACTCAAGGAATAAATTTAGGGCGTAATAGAATGGGCCAAGCTGGATCCGCTCGTTTCTTTGATGGTGGTCAAGGTTATGGGTTTTATTTTATGGGCATGGCAGGACAATGGTACAAGCTACCTAACGTTTAGGAGGAAAATATATGGATGATTACAAAGATTTACAAGGTTATCCCTTACAAGCGAGGCAAGGTGCTCCGTTTGCTGGTAGGTTAGTAGATTCAGAAAGAAACGAAAACGGCGTATTTGTGCGAATTCCTTTTGATATGCTAAACAATGCCGGTTTATATGGTGCGAATAAAGTAGAGGTGTGGGGGGAAACGGATGGCACGATATATTTCCGTATTGCAACAAGATGTGAAATATGTAAACGTGGAGCTCGTCTGTACGCACTTGATATGGGGTTTGCGAAAAAGAATATTTGTTTAGAGTGTTATACATCACTTACAGGGAATTATCCATCTCAAGAACCGCCAACATCAACTAATGAAAATAACACACAAACAGAGCAGCCATAAGCTGTTTTTGTATTTTGTACAAAATACGGCTTTTATAACAAAAGAGGGACAAATAACTGTCTCTCTTTTTTATTTTGAAATGAGGTGATCAAAGTGGAAGGGTTACAAGAAGTAAGAAGCGATGTTCAAGAAATAAAGCAAGATATTAAGGACATTCGCTTAGAGATTAAAAGTTTAGAAATGCGGACAACAGGTAACGAGAAAGACATTATCAATATCAACAAACAGCTAGATAAAATCAGCGCCAATACTACCTGGATTTTGCGGCTTATAGTTGGCGGAATTGTTGGTGGCATTCTTACTTACTTAATGAAGGGAGGTGGTATGTAATGTTTGAAATTACTGTAATGATTGGAATTGTAGTTGGTCTTTCACAAATTGGAAAAACAATTGGATTACAAACAAAATATGTTCCGTTATTAAATTTAACGCTTGGCATTGTGCTAGGCGTTTTATTTTTGGGCGGAGATATCAAAACAAATGTATTTCAAGGAATCATCATTGGATTATCAGCAAGTGGATTATTTGACCACACAAAAATTATGAAAAAGGATGTTGATGCTAAATGA